TATTATCAGGTAGAGTGATTGTTCCTATACGAGACTGGTTTAGAATTTTAACCCAGTCTGCAGGGAACAATCGCTCAACAAGTGCAACCGATATACTATCGGATGCACTCGAGAGGTCAGCAGTCACATAACAACCATAATGTGATGCTGTGCTCGCTAAGACACGATGGATCCTTTGTAGGTTCCGAATGTCGTAGCCTTTCCGTTTCAATCGTTTACGGATCATTTCGCCTAGACCGTAGCTCATGTATGAGCCTATAGTCGTATTCGGCATTATTGACCGTAAAGATTTGTAAGACTTGGGGACTAGCGTCAGAGTCAGGGTACTCGTCAATTGGTACTTGGACCGGTTAGGGTCGCTTTGTAATTGTTTGCGCCAATATTCTTGGACGCAATCAATATGAGACATCTCTGCCTCAAACCAATCGATTTGTAACTGAGACCCGGATATCGGTAATTCCCAACGAGCTGCCTCACAGGCAGATCGTGCTGGAATCCCGACCGAAGCCTTCCTTCCAAAACGGCACAGAGAACGATGTTCTTCATCGTCATATCGCCCAAGAACTTCGGCGATATACTTGCGAGCCAGATTCAACGCAGCGCTTGATAATTCATCAAGGCTGTCGAGATCTGTATTACGCAAGCGGAGTTGGGTTTCTTGAAAGCTAGTAACCGCCTTCAAGAACAATTCCTCCTCAGTATACAGGTCCTTATCAAACCTGTATCTCTTAAGAAGATTGTTGATTTGATGCGTGGCTTTAGAACGGGCCACGGATCCAACGAGATCTTCTTGCCTAGTCTGACGAACCGCTGCAATGTTCTTAGAGTAAACTGACTCTAAGAACTCACTGCAGAACAACGGGTCGTCCAGATTCCTTTGGAAATCCCTGACAAGGGATGACGCTACATTTAGCATCATCTGATCGGCTGAGTACGTTTTCTCAGCCTTGCGGTTTAGACACCTCATTCTGCCTCCTATGGTTTTAGAGAGGTTAGAGCCGGATCAAGAAAGAGATCCGGCAGCCCAGAAATTCTCCACATCGCTATCAGTCAACAGTTGGGCCCCAAGCTTATTAAGCTCGAGAGCCTCTGCTGCCGACAGAGAAGGGTGAATTTCGCGTTCGATGCGGATTGTGTTGAACACAACCGCACCAGATGGAAGGACGATCGGAAGAGCTAAACTGATACTCTTCTTGTCCTTACCGTAAACGCCGGTCTTCGCATCCAGGGTCGGTTGACGGT